CTCCCAAGGTATCATATTTTCTAACTCTGTCAAGCTATATTTATGATGTTGTATTAAGGCAAAATTAACCTTATAGTATGACTCAAGATCTTCATGAGCCATACTTACCCGAAAAAAGAAGTAAGTCCCTCCAATACAACTTCACTTTCAACACCAGTTTTTGGATTTTTAACTGATATTGTATGAGAAAGTTTTGGCATTGTGTCAAAGAATGTTTCAATTTCTTTGAATTGCTTTGAACTCAACTGCTCAATAAATTCTAAAAGTTCTTTCTTAGTGCAATCTTTTGCTGACCAAGACTCTTCTTCCGAATAAACCTGTTCAATACAAGAAGCAATAAGATCAAAAGTTTCTGTTACACCAATTTCGGTTCCAGCAGTAAAATTGCTCTTAATAAACTCATCCATTGAAGGATATTTCATCCTTAGGATTAGATTATCGTCTAGTTTAATATCTCTTGAATGATCATCAGAAACTTGAACTTTAATCTCATCAAGATTAATTAATGTAGGAACCTGAGTAAGATTATCATCTGGGCAAGTAATCAAAACTTCAACATCTTCCCCGACAGACTTTCCACGAATGTTGAGGAATAGGTATTCAATGTCAAAAGTTGATAGTTCTTCAACCTTGATACCTTTTGTTAAAATGCAAGCAGAAATTACATTCTTTACGGCATTTGTAATCTGCTTACTATCTTCACTTTCCATTGCGATAATTAAAACTTTTTCTTCTTTAACAAGAAAAGGTCTGTATTTAATTGTCTTTTTTGAAGAAGGAATTTCCAACTCATAAGTTGGTGTGGAAATTTTGGGTAAAGGCATAATAATCCTTACAATTCATATAAAAATATTTAGAGGGTTCTTCTAGTTCCTATTACAGAATTAAAGTTTTTTGCTGATGGGAGTTGATCGTAAAGTTGACCAGTTACAATTGCTTCTGTTGATGAAATATTAGCAGGTCTAAATCTAACCCCACCAGCACCAGCGGCACCAGCAGACATTGGAATATATACTGGTTTATTTAAATTCGTTTCATTTAAAAAATTAGTTGCCAACTCTGGTACTAAGTTATTATCCATATTTCTAGCAATATCAATACTATAAGTTCTTCCACAAACATATCTTTCATAACTGAAAGAAGCACTTGCCTTTAAAATCCCAGACGATTCATAAGATATAGCAGTAGAATTTAAAGTTAATGGAAATAATCCATAGAAAGTATATTCAATATAATTTTTATAATCCCTATCAAATTTTACAATTCTTGTTGCGTTACACTTATATTCATCAGGATATCTCATTCTAAAATAATATCCATCTTGATATGGTTGTTCTTGTGATCCACTACTCACAAATTCCATCCAGTGCTCTAAAAATTTTATAGTTCTATAAGACCTGTCAACATAAAATTCTAAATCAATTTGGGTAAATGTTCTGGTATGTGCCATTTTTTCGGCAACACCAGTATAATTACCAACAATATCTGCTGTCGCAAAAGAACTTCCAGGTAGAGAAGCAGTATTGCAAAGCAATCCAACAGATTCTCCAATAAAACGAGAATCAATTCCTCTTAGTCTAAGATAAGATCTTAATGAACCAGATAATCCACCAAAAATTACCTGATAATGTGATGTTTGTGCAAGATTGGTAAACAGTGGTTTAAACTCTGATATTTTTCTTGGTCTTGGTGCAGGCACTCTAAATACCTATTATGAGTCTTTTAGTTATTTAGATATAAATAACTGGGAAAGTAAGTTTATACAACCTGTGGAGTTTAACACTAAAAAAATAAGTAAGATACTTAATATTCCTAATATAGGAATAATTTCAATTGATATAAAAAAAGACGAACAATGGAACTGTTATGCCGATAATATTTTAAATAAAAAATCAAATGTAGCGGCATTTTATTGGAACAATCTTACAGAAGATGAGAAAATAAAACGATTACAAAATCATGGAATGACAGGAAAAAAACATTCCAAAAAAACAAAAGAAAAAATGAAGAAGAGTTCCATAGGAAAAAAACGTCCATCTTTACATAAAAAAGGTCGTTTAATTAAAGATGATAAAATAGTTGAGTTTTCTTGTTTGTCACATTTTTGCAAAGAGAATAACTTAAGTACTGGTCACATTTGTGAATTATTACAAGGAAAAAGAAAATCTGTTAAGGGGTGGAAAAATGTCGTATAAAGGAAAATATAAACCAACATATCCCCAAAAGTATCACGGAGATCCAACAAACATTATATACAGGTCACTATGGGAAAGAAAATTTTGTGTTTATTGTGATCTCAATGAAAATGTTTTGGAGTGGTCTTCTGAGGAAAAATGTGTCGCTTATAGATCTCCAATTGATGGAAGAGCACATAGATATTTTCCAGATTTCCTTATCAAAGTCAAAGAGGAAAATGGTTCTATCAAAAAATATATGATAGAGATCAAACCAAAAAGGCAAACTGTTCCTCCGACAAAACCAAAAAGACAAACAAAAGGATACATCTACGAAGCATATGAATATGCTAAAAATCAAGCAAAGTGGAATGCCGCAAAAGAATGGTGTGCCGATAGAGGATATACTTTTAAAGTAATCACAGAAGACGATCTCTTTGGTAATAAATAACAAAAAGATCAAAATATAAATGAACGAATATTACACATATGCTTATCTAAAAGAAAATAAAAAACCATATTACATTGGAAAAGGTAAAGGGCATAGATTGTATGACCATAGAGGTAAAAATTGCAATCCACCAAAAGATAAAAGTAAAATAGTAAAACTCAAACAAAATCTTACAGAAGAAGAAGCTTTTAAACACGAAATCTATATGATTGCCATATTTGGTAAAAAATGTGATGGAACTGGTATATTAATGAATATTGCTGATGGTGGTAATGCTCCTCCAATTAATTATGGAGAAAACCATCCCTCAAAAAGACCAGAAGTTAGAGCAAAAATAGGTGCGGCAAATAAAAAAAGTTTAAGAGGAAGAACAATTTCAGAGGAAGTAAGACAAAAAATATCAAATACACAAAGAGAAAGATTAAAAAATAATCCAAGACCAATGTCTTACTACACAGAAAATTTAAAAAAGATGGCAGAAAAAAATAAGACTGATAAAGACAAACATAAGAGACATAGTGAATTGATGAAAGGTAGGCCAAGCCCCAATCGAAAATCAGTTCTTTATAATGGAAAAGTGTATGTATCTATGACTGAGACTATGGAAAAAACCGGACTTTCTAGGCATCTTATTCTTAAAGGGGGTGGAAAATTTATTAATATGGAGAATATCAAATAATGGCAGAAAAGAGAGAGACTCTTCTCCAATCTCAAAGAAGAAAACTTGCCGAACAAAGAGCAAAAAAACAACCAACAGATACTGATAGCAATCAAAACCGAGTTCGTGCCGTTCTTAACGGTATCACAGGAAAGGAAAGTGGTGATGATTTAATGTTGGAACTTTTGGAAGTTGTTTCGGAGACTGGAAAAATTCCAAAAGTAGGTAAATTTTATATCTTCGTTTATAATGCCAAAACTCCAAATATTAGATATGACCAAAATCCATTAGTTGCGGTGACAGATGTCTTTCAGTGGGGATTTAGAGGACTCAATATGCACTGGGGAGAAGTACGACAATATACTTGGAATGAAGTTGTTGGATCTTTGTATGAAGTGTTTGCATCAGAAATAAAAGACTTACAAGCAATACCTTTTGCAAATTTCCGAATAAATAACTAAAAAAGTACTATAAATGCCACTCAATGTCGGTGCTCCAATAGGGAGTGAAGCATATACTACCGCAAACACTCAAAATGCGTATGCAAATGCATACGCAGGTGCAACCACATCACAAAACAAAAGTGGTGGTAAAACAACTTTTAGATATCCACTAAAAAGATTAGATAATACTTCTGATTACTTAGAGATTAAAATATTTGATTACATTCCTGGTGGAGGTACTGGTGGTTTTGAATTTGGTCCACCTTTACAATCAAAAACTACACAACAAAGACAAAAAGCAAATAAAGTTAGCCCAACACACTATATTATTTTACCAATACCACAAAATATTAGCGATTCGATCTCAGTATCATGGGGTGAGGATAATATTAATCCTATTGAAGCAGCTGCTCTTGGATTTGCTGGTGCGGCTCAAACAAAAGGATTGGATGCTATCGGTCAAGCAATGAAATTTTTAAAAAGTAACCTTACAGAAGTTTCTAACAATCCAACACTTCAAAATGCAATACAAAATGTTATTTCTGGGAATTCATTAAGTGCTCTTGGTGGTAATGTAAATGCAACAGGATTAATATCAAGAGCAACGGGTCAAGTTATGAATTCTAACCTTGAATTACTATTTCAAGGTGTTAATTTAAGAACCTTTCCATTTACATTTGATCTTGCACCTAGATCTAGACAGGAAGCGGAAGAAATCAAAGGAATAATTAAAGTTTTAAAACAAACAATGTCTGCCAGAAATGGTGGTGCAGGAACTGGCAGTAACACAAATGCTGGTCTTTTTATTAATGCTCCGAGTGTTTATCAACTGACTTATAAAACGGGACCTGCAAAACATAGTTTTTTAAATACATTCAAACCTTGTGCATTAACCGATATTTCGGTAAATTATACTGCATCAGGAACTTATGCAACATATGAAGATGGAGCACCAGTTCATTTGCAAATGTCAGTAGTATTCAAAGAACTTAACCCAATTTACAGTGAAGATTATGATCAACCAGAATCAATGGATGGAGTAGGTTACTAAAATGCCATATTTCAGAGAACTACCAGATCTAGAATATCAATCACCACTCTCACACAAAAACTCCTCACAAGATTATGTAAGAGTTAAAAATTTATTTCGTAGAGTTAAACTTTTAGACTGGTTACAAGATAAAGCAACTCTATTCAATAAATTTCAAATTCCAGAAGGTGGTAGACCAGATACTGTTGCTCAATTGGTTTATGGTCAGGCAGATTACGATTGGGTTGTTCTACTAACCGCTGGAATCATAAATGTTAGAGATCAGTGGCCTTTATCAAATCGTGATTTATATGTTTATGCAGAAAACAAATACACTACTCAAAATTTAAATTCTATTCATCACTATGAAACAGTTGAAGTCAAAGATCAAAAAGGTAGATTAATTCTACTAAAAGGGCAAAAAGTTGATTCTAACTTCAAAATAACTGTTTCACCTGGAGCAACATATACACGTGTTGGACCATATGATAATCAGGTTTTTGCACCAGATACAACTGGCGAAATAAATCCAGTTATAGGAGTTACAAATTATGAATATGAAATAAATTTGAATGATGATAAAAGAGAAATTTATATATTAAGACAATCTTACTTGCAGCAATTCTTAAATGATATGAGAGTGATTATGCATTATGATAGAAGTTCTCAATACGTTGATAAGAAACTAATTCGCACTGAGAACACTCGTCTCATCGGTCCATAAAAGTTTTAGTTTCTTATCAAACATCATCACATATCGGTGCTTGCGGGAGCGGTCTCTCC